CCTCCCCGGTCCCCGCTGGTATTCAATCGCTTGACGCATCATCGCCCGCGAAATGCGGTTTATGTCGGCTTCCTCCCGGATGTGGAAGTTGTTGCCGGTGATGATGATGTCGCCGATACCGCCCTGAGCACCGCCCGTGCCCGCAGCTGCGAGCATGGCAGGCTGGAAGCTGGTGGGGTTGATTTCCGGGATGGCCGCATTCGCCAGCGCCTGGGCCTGCTTCAGGATGCCTCTGACGGACTTATCCATCCCGACCTCCAGCCCTTCCCCAGTGAATTCTCCCAGCTCGATCATCACCTTAGAAGGCGACGCGATCCGCAGGGCTTTTTTGATCCGACTTGTAATCCCGCTGGCGATCTCTTGGGCTTTTTTGAAAACCGAACTCGCCATAGCGGAAATTCCGCGCNGCAGACCGTTGATGATGTCCCGTCCGATGCTGTAAAGGTTTATTCCTTTCAGATAGGACTTAATGCTATCCCAGATGGACCGGATACGGTCTTTCACTGCGTTCATCTTGTCGCGCACCGCGTTCACCATGTTCGTGAACTTGCTCGTGACGGAAGAGAGGATGCCGGATAGCACCGTCGCAAAATGCGATTTGATGGCATTCCAGATTGTCGAAATGAGGTTCTTCGAGTTGTTCATTTGTTTCTGGATCGCATCTTTCATCCCCTGGAAATCCAGCGTAACAAGTGCTTTAAGGAATTGCAGCGCGTTCTTGAAACTGTTTTTGATCCAATCCCAAACCGCACCGACGATGGTCTTAACTGTTTTTAGCGCGCTATCAATGGCGGATTTCATGCTGTCGAAGTTATTCGTCACCAGGTTGGTAATCGGCTTAAGTGCTGCGGTGAATACCGACTTAATGGCATTCCAGATGCTCGTGAAAAAGGCTTTAATCGCATTCCATATGGAGATGGTGAATGCTTTGATCTCATCCCAGTAGGTGTAAATGACCACAGCCAGACCAATGATGACTGCGATCGCCGCCGCGTAAGGGTTCGCCATTAGGGTAGCGTTGAAGATCATAACCGCTGTTCGAGCGGCCGTAAAAGCGTTTTTAACGGAGTTCACNACCCCAANGATTGTTGCGAACGACGCCGCAGCCGTGACGACTCCCAGGATGAGAGGCGCCCACGGCTCCAGTGCGTTTTTCACCGCCACAATCCAGTCGATGATGGCGGGAATTTTATCCGCGATGCTGATTAATACATTCTCGAATTGCTCCCCGAAATTTTTAACCATAGNCCGCATGTCGGGGAGGCCGTTTTTCTTTAACATCTCGTCGATTTTCATGATGATCTCGGCCACCCCGCGTGCCACCGCGATCCGCATGTTATCAAACACCGCGGACCAGCTCGTGCCCGCCTCTTTGGCGGCTCCGGCAATTTTGAGCACCCCGCCGGTACCTTCCATCATGGCATCGGTCACGGTGTCGATGAACTGTTCCGCGCTAATCTCACCTTTTGACAAGGCTTGTTGCACTTCTGCTGCACTCATGCCGGTGGCCTGCGCGTACAATTCAACCGCCGGGATGCCCGCGTCAAACAGCCGGTTCAATTGGTCCATATGAACCTTACCGGTCGTCAACATTTTACCGATCGCATCAGTGACGTTTCGGAAGGTTTCGTTTGAACCGTCCCCATAGAAGGCAACCGCATCGCCCCAGGCTTCGACGTACTTCGTCGCCTTCTCGATTTCAACGCCGCGGGTCACAAAGTTCTGGGTGCTCTGGGCGGCCACGTCCAGGGAATACGACGTTCCCTTGACAACCTCTTTGATCCGCTCCAGNGCNTGNCGNGCCTTTTCGCTNCTACCAGTGATAGTGGTCATGGTAGATTGAAAGCTCTCCATTGCGTCGATCCGCGCGAAGGCCGTTTTAATGGAGTCCCGGATCATGTCGAACACTTTCGCCCCAACGGCCACAAGGCCCAGGGCGGTGACGATTTCCTTAATCCCAAAAGCCCCCGCTCTTCCTGCGCCCTCTAGACCTCTCAGCCTTCGGTCGACGTTGGAGACTCCGCGAGCGACTTTCCCGTCGTCAAGCTCGACCTCAATGATTACTTTGCCGTCGGCCATCGTCCCACCACCTTTCCCGGCCTACCTCTTCTTATCGCTGGAGGTACTTTTTGGCGCGCTTCTCAAGCGCCTTATCAGCGCCCATCCGCTCGATTTCTTCACTGATTCCCAGAACCAATTGGGCGAAGTAACGCGAGATAATCACGATCGACGGGGAGCGCTCATAAATCTTCTCGAATGCCCCCTCCCCCAGAAAAGTATCAAAACCCTGGCGGAGTAGCTCCCGCACCTTTTCGACGTTCGTTTCGTCCTCTTCCGCTTCTTGAATCTTTTCCAATTCTTCTTTGAGCCGCAGAGACTCCTTGCGAAAGTTCAGCACTGCTTCATCGGTCACCTTGAAGGTGAATTTAAGCTCCCCGATCTCGACGGGGATTTCCGGCTTTTGCTCTTCGATGCGAATTGCCATTCGCTTTGCCTCCCTTTGCCCATGATTTCATCATCATGGCGAGTTCATCGAATTTCCGGTCGATATCCTCGACCGTCTCGGCCCGGTCTAGGCTGAAAGCCCGTTTCAGCTCGATAATCTGTCGGCGCTCCTTCTGGTTATATTTAGTCGGCGGCGGGACCTCCATTGTCCGAATGGCCACTACCCGCTTGAACATGGACTCATCACTGAGACCGACTAACAGCGCCTTAAATTTCTTCCAGTGGAGCCGCCCTTGCTGCTCGAATAGGTCGATGCCGTAGTCATACATAAAGGATGCATAAATGTACTCGGCATCCTTCTCCAAATCGTAAGGCGGTCTTTCGCTTCCCTGCTCGCCGCCCTCAATGATGAACCGGTCAAAGATGGTGTTGACGATCGACAACTTTTCTTGTGGGTTGAGGTCGGCCACGACCCGGTAATCTTCGATGAGCATGTGCAGCAGGATTTCCAGTTTCTCTGCATCAGTAAAATGCGGGTCTCTGAGTAGCTCAAAGGCCCGAAGAACCACATCAAAATAAAGACGGAGCCGGATTTCTCGTCCTTTATATTCGATAACATCTTCGCCAATTCTGTCGGTAAGCTTCATCGTCTGCCCTCCTCAAAAAGAGAAGGAAGGCGGCGGTTAGCCCTCCACTCCGCCGCCATCTGTCGGGGTATAGACCGGCTTGCCGTTGAAATGGATCGCGACAGTGATTTCACCTTTGGCGTTTGCGTCACCGCTCGGACCGGAGATCTCGGCAAGGGTGCAGGGGCCCTCGAAAACTTCACCAGTGGGCAGGGTCCACCGAAATTCGGTTTCCCGCTCATTGCCGATTTCCATTGCTTTGGAAAAGATGAAGTCTTGAGCCGGGTCGCCGTAATATCTGTGCCCGGAGAAAGTTAAGGTCAGTTGCGCTCCCATCACTGTGGTAGTCCCGAACCCTTCCCCATCCAGGTAATTGGTCTGGTCGATCTCTTCGTTGGTGGACGGCTCAAAGGAGTTAAACCCCTTGGCCAATCTTGCCCATTCCGGCGCGGCGCCGCCAGGATTAATGTTGATTTCAAACAGGTGCTTACTTTGCACCAGCAAGCCCTCTTCGGCCATTTGTCATACCTCCTTTAATAGCTCCGCCTCAAATAAGGCGGTGTAAATGTGAAGCCCTTGATCGGTGATTTCTACAAAATTCGGTGCGGTGTATAGCTCGCACCGCACCATGACGTATCCATCACCACTAATGCCGGCATCAGTAGCGTCCAGCAGATCAGCGATCTGCTCTAAGGTATGGTAGGCAGTCTGCGGGTCGGTATGCTGCGCCAATACTTGAAAGGAGTAGGGCCTGAGGCGTTCCCCATTCAGGTATCCACTCGGCATCGATCCCGGCGTTGGCCGGATGGCGATGCTGTTTCCCGCCCCGAGCATCCCTACCCTAATCGGTGAATACAAGGTCATGGAGGACTCGATGTGGTCGACCAGCTTATCGAGGAAATTCATTTCAACCGCCCCCGTACCGCCCGGCGCGCCGCTTCTTCCCAATCGCGCTTATGCCTTGACTTGGCCCGCTCGAACCATAACCCGCCAGCGTTCGGGTTTTTATCTCTCGAGAAGTTATACTGCGGGTTGTAGTAGAGGCGGCGCGCATATGGAGTGTCCCAAACCAGACGGCCCCGCCCGATCTGAGACGAGCGCAGACTTGAATTGATTAGGTTTCCGGTATCCATAGGTGCGTAGCGGTTCGAGTCCTTCAAGACCTGGGAGTCTACCATCTCTTGCGCGTGATCGACTGCTTTTAAGACTTTCGGTTTGATTCGGCTGGTCTCCACTTTCACTCGAATGCTCATACCAGCACCACCTCATAG